CGAGCGCCCGTCTAATTCCGCGAAGCAGTCTCTAATTCTGCAAAGGAGTCTCTGAACCATGTTAACGATGCTCGATATCATCAAGCAGAACGGGGCCGATCCCGTGACAGGCTTGATCGACGAAACCGTACTGGCTCACCCGGAAATCACGAGCATCGCGGCTCGCACGATCAAGGGGGAAAAGTACAAGACCATGGTCCGCACCGCGCTGCCGGTCACCGGTTTCCGCAGTGCCAACCAGGGCATGGACCTCAACTCTTCGAAGTATGAAGAGCGAGAGGTGGAGACGTTCATCTACAACGCTCCGATCCAGGCCGACAAAGCCGTGGCCGACAAGAGCGAGGACGGCGCAACCGCCTTTATCGCTCGCGAAGCCAAGGGTGTCTTGGAATCGTGCTTCCAGACACTTTCCCGTTGCTTCTACTACGGCCGAAACACGACCTACGGCGGCGATGCCAAGGCATATGGCGGGCTGCTGGATTTCTACGATCCGGTCAATTACGTGGTGGACGCCGGCGGGACGAGCGCCAACACCGGTACATCGGTGTGGGCCATCCGTACCGATCCGGAGCACGTGCAGTGGGTCATGGGGGTCGATGGTCAGTTCCAGATCAGCGACCTCACCCTGCAGCGCGTGCTGGACAGCAACAACAAGCCTTACATGGCTTACTACCAGGAACTGCTGTCCTATCCCGGTGTGCAGCACGGCAGCGTCAGGGGTGTCAGCCGCATCAAGAAAATCACCAATGATGCGGGCCACACGCTCAATGACGACCTGTTGGCACAGCTCGTGGCGCTTCACCCACTCAGCGATCAGCCCAACATGCTCCTGATGAATCGCCGTGGCCGCGCCCAGCTTCAGCGCTCGCGCACCGTCACCTTGTTCGGCAACGCCGCCAACCAGGTGAACGGCACGATTGCCAACGTAGCGCCGCTGCCGACGGAACACAACGGGATCCCGATCTTCGTGACTGACGGAATCAGCAACGTCGAATCGCTCACGCTGTAATTCCCGGCCGTCCAATCGTGGCCACTCAATCGCGTTCCCGCTTCCGCAACAATCAACGGAGTTTCCGATGTCCGCACCAAGCGTGAAAAAGGGCAGCAAAGTGAATTTGGTCTTAGCCAATGGTGAGCGTGCCGAGGCCAAAATCATTTCGGATGGTGCCGACGACGCCGGCCGCGTCGACCTTTCGGTGGCAAAGCACCCAAAGCATGGTGATTTCACCATCACCCGCGCTCCGCACGATCCGACGGGAGCCAAGGCCGATTCGTGGCATCTTCCGAACAAGGCGCCCGCCCAGGAGGCCGCCGCAACGACCTCCGAAACCCCTGCCGACCCAGATCAAGAAAAATAACGGCCAGTGGCCGGTGGAGCGTCCTTTCGACTCCATTCATTGAACGAGGAATTCAGCCATGCGACCAAACCTCAGCGATGCATCCCTTTCCGTGTCTGGCGCGCTTCCCAACGGCGCGACTAGCTCGACGATTGTCTTCGACACCGCCAACTCCAATCGCGCGGATCAACCCGGCCGGATGGAGTACGAGATTCAGGCCCCCGCTCTCACGACCGGCCAGCTTGCCGACGCGGCAACGATGACCTACGCCGTGCTGATGTCGGGCAACGCGGACGGCTCAAGCCCCACGCTCATTTATGACAAGGTGCTTGTGCAGACGGGCGCAGGCGGCGCCGGCGCTGGCGCAAACACCGCGCGATTCCGGCTGCCCTACCAGCCGGGCGGTGCGAATGCCAACCTGCGCTACCTCGTCATTCGCGCGACCAATAGCGGCGCTGGCAATGCCAGTCCCGTAAACATGACCCTGCAACCCTACTTCTAATCGTGATTGGCCAGCAGCTACAGCGCGCCGCGCAAGCGCTGCAAAGCGCTATGCAGAGGGTTTCCGGCGCTTCCGTGACTTACACGCGAGGCAACCTGTCGGCAACCATCGACGCGGTGCGAGCACGCTCGACGTTCGTCACGGATGACCAGGCGCCGGGCATGCAGGTTCAGGCCTCAAGCCAGGACTTCATCATTGAAGTTGCTGCGCTGGTTTTAGGGGACGTGTACACCAGGCCCCAAGCTGGGGACAGGATTAGCTTGCAGATCGACCAGCCCGTGATCGGCAGCAATTCCTGCCAGCTCGTTACTCAGATCTTCGAAGTAATTGACCCGCCTTACAGCCCGGCAGACTCAGTTGGCCAGCGTTATCGCGTTCATACCAAGCAGGTTTCCTGATGCCCGTTATCGCAAGCCAACTGCGCGATGCGCTCGTGCAACAGATCAATAGCGCCGGCTTGCAGCCGAGCATCAAGGCGATCGCGACCTACGACCTTGCCGCCGACATCAAGGATCTGACTGGCGGCCGAATACTGGTCATTCCGCAGACGCGAACGCTTGAAGCGATCCGACGCCAGGGTGATCAGAAAGCTTCCTTTTCGATCGATGTAGGAACGCAATTCAAAGGCAAAGACATTCTGCCGGCCACGCTCGATCCGTACCTGTCGCTGTCCGAGCAGATCGCCGTGATGTTTTTGGGACAGTCGATCAATTCAAAGACCGTCCCGGCCGCAACCTGCGTCGAAGCGTCTTGGCCACATGGATTGTTCATCCAGCAGCACATGAGTGAGTTTCGGACCCTCACGTCCGTCGTCACTCTCAAATTTCTCGTCAATTAGGAGGTCTGTCATGATTCAGATTGGCTTCAATTGCCACGCGTACTACCTCAGCGGCACCCGCGCTGCATGGTCTGGCAGTGCGACGAACGGCATCTATGTTGGGGCTGCGCCCGGCGGCATTATCGAACTCTCATCGATTCGAAACGCAACCGCGACGATCGACAACGGCGAAGCGGATGTGAGCACGCGCGCAAGCAAGGGCTTTGAGCTGTCGGCTCAGGCGCTGTTCAAATGGTCGGTTGATATTGAGATTCCGTGGGATCCAACTGACGCATCTTTCACAGCACTGCTTGGCGCATATCTGCAGCGCCAATCGCTGGCCGCTGTGTTTCTCGATGGCGACAAGGCCACGAGCGGTTCGCAGGGCCCATGGGCCGACTGGGCTGTGATGAAATTTGTTCGCGATGAAAATCTCGACAAGGAAGTCATCGCCCAGGTGACTCTCAAGCCCACGCAAAGTGCCGTCCCGCCACAGTGGGTCAAGGTCGGGTAATCCGCCTGGGAATCCGATGAGCTACCGCAGGGGCGATGGGGAACTTGCGGCCCAGCCATCTTGAATCAGACGAGGATTTTGAATCATGTTGAATAACACGACATTCTCGGCCTCGCTCCAATCGGGCGAAACGAACTCGTTTGGCGCAGTGACCGCCACGGCCAATTTCACGCATCAATCGGCATCGATTGCCACACCCATTACCGATGGAACCGGCAGCGGCCAGGCAAATCACGCGATGGAAGTGACTGGAAATGCCGGAACCGGCGGTGTCACCATCGACTTGTCCGCAGTCACTGGCGGGCTCGATGGGAAAACAAGGGACTTCACCAACGGCGGCGCTGGCGGCGCGATCAAGGACTTCATCATCGAGAATCTTGATCCCACAAATACCATCACCGTCACACAGCCGGTATCGAACGGCTGGACTGGCCTGAGCGGCGCCGCGGCCGGCTTCGATTATCCCATCGAGCCCGGCGGCTGTCTGGCGTTCCATTCGCCGGTGAACGGCCGTGCTGTCGGTTCGACCAATAAGCTTTTCACCCTCACCGGGTCTGCTGGAACGCCTCAGTACAAGATGACCCTCGTCGGCATCGGCGCTTGATCCAGTACATTCCGATCCATGCAAAAGGCGCAGATCGTACAGGATGCGGTCGAAAGGATACGGCGGCCGGAAAATGGCCCAACCGGGAATGAGCTCCGCTACATCATTAGGCCGGATGTACTTGAACAGGAAATAACCCACGCCGTCGCCAACATGATCGACTCGATTCAAAGCGAGATTCGCACTTGGCACGATGCGTTACCCGACGCGGCCGCGTCTGAGAAGATTCAACTTCAGCACGTCATGCGATTGCTGCAAGAGAAAAGGCAGTGACGGTACCAATTTTGGCGTTGCCGCTCGCGTCTACCCCTGATCATGCCCGCCAGCTTCCACGTCAAAAGCCTTTTCTTCGACCGCCGGCCGATCATCGAATCGCTGGGCCGCGCAACCGCTGCCGCCCTGTCCAAAGCCGGTGCCTTTGTTCGGACGCGTGGCCGATCCAAGCTCCGCAAGCGCCGCGCCAGCGCAGCGGCCAACCAACCGCCGTCATCGCATGTTGGCTCTCTCAAAGACAAAACGTTTTTCTCATTCGACCCCAGCACGCGATCGGTAGTGGTCGGGCCCGAGAAATTCAACAAGGGTGCCGCTGACACGATCGAAAAAGGCGGGGAAGAAACATTGACCGACAAGCACGGTCATAGCCGGCGCGTGACCTATCCGCCCCACCCGTGGATGGGCCCAGCTCTGGCTGAGGAAATCCGGGCCGGAACGATTCCGGGCCCGTGGCACGATTCCGTCAAATAGGACGCAAACTCATGAAGATTTTTAAGGACGCAAACGGGCGCGATTGGGCGCTCGATATCAATTTGGATGCTCGCAACCAGGTCAAGGAGCGAGTGAAGATCGAGATCGACGGCCAGGAGGTGCCTTTTGACCTGCTGGATGTGAAGGCCGCGCAGCGCATCGCCGTGATCGGCGATATGCAGGAGGCAGCCACGGTCGGCCAGGTGCTATGGGCTCTATGTCGAGAGCAGGCTGAAAAAGCCAACATCGACGAGCGGAGCTTCTACAAAGCGATCAAGGGCGACGTGTGGGACGCGGCCTGCGATGCACTTAAGAAGGAGCTTGTCGATTTTTTCCCGAAAGATCGTCGCACGTTGCTGGCCAGCGCGATGGAAAAGGCGGAGCAGATAAGGGCCATGCTGATCGAACAATCGACCGCGCGATTGAGCAGCGGGGAAATCGAAACGCAGGTCAAAGCGGAAATGGAGCGGATGTTGAGCGAGCTATCTATAAGCTCGCAGGGCTCATCGGAGTAGATCCGGGCCCGCTCACGCCGCGCAAGCTGGCATGGATGGCCGAAGGCGTGCGCGAAGAGTGGTGGAATCACACCAGCCACTTGATGGCCGCGCTTCACAATTCCAACCCCTATCGAAAAGGCGACGCCAAGCCCTCAGATTTCAATCCCACGCTTCGAAGCAGCCGCAGTGAGCCCGATATCATGCTGCCGCTGTCACAACTGTCTGGCCTAATTGTCAAAGAGCATCGTACGCCCGGGAAACTCATCGGCGGCGGGACTCAGCCGATCATTCCACCAAAGAAGTAAGCCATGTCATCCCAAGCCATTCGAGCCGGTGCCGCATTCGTCGAGATCTTCGCCGACGACAGCAAGATGATGCGCACACTCGCTAAGTCACAGATTGCTTTGCGCAAGTGGGGCAAGGCTGCATCGGCCGCAGGCACAAAACTGATTGCCGCGGGAACGGCGATGCTCGCACCCCTGCTGGCGGCCACGCGTGCCTATGCGTCTATGGGTGCCGAGATGGCGCGTGGTGCTCAAAAAACCGGTATGGCTGTCGAGTCGCTATCGCAACTCAAATATGCCGCCAATCAAAGCGGTGTCGAGTTCGAAAAGCTCGAGACCGGCATCGCCAGGATGAATCGATCGATCCTCAATGCCGCACAGGGCAGTCAACAGTCGCAGGAAGCCTTTGCCCATTTGGGCCTGTCGGTCGCACAGCTCTCGCGCATGAAGCCCGAGGAACAATTCCGAGCGATCGCCGAGGCTCTGTCGAAAATCAAAAATCCAACGCTCCGCAGCGGGCTTGTACAGCAGATCTTCGGACGCAGTGGCACAGAGCTATTGCCATTGCTCAACCAGGGCGCCGCCGGCATCGACAAGATGATGAAGCGGGCCGACGAGCTGGGCTTGACCATGAGCACCAGCGCCGCAAATGGAGCATTGGCGTTCGATCAGAAGCTCAATGATCTGTGGCAAGTGGTCAAAATGGGCGTGTTCCAGATCGGCGGCGCGCTTGCACCGGTGCTCGATACAGTCACTGGTTACATGATCAAGGGCATCGGCGTGGTGCGCGATTTCATCAGCCAGCACCAGGGCTTGATCATCGCCGCGGCCGGAGCTGGCGCTGCACTACTCGCTGGCGGAATCATCCTGAAGGGCGTCGGCGCGGTGCTCAGCATCGCGTCGGGAGCTGTCGGCATCTTCAGCACCGGGCTGGCCATCGCCGGCGCCGTGATGGGTGCCGCGCTGTCGCCGCTGGGGCTTATGACGGTCGGGCTGCTGGGCGGCGCCGCTGCATTCCTGTATCTCACGAAGGCCGGTGCAGCCACGCGAGAGTACCTGTCGGGTGTATTTAGCGACCTGCGCGACGAGACTGTGACAGCCTTCCAAGGCATTCGCAATGCCATGGCCGCCGGCGATTGGGGCTTGGCCGCAAAAATCCTTTGGACCTATGTCAAGCTCGAATCGCTCAAGGGCAAGACTTTCCTGCGCTCGACATGGATCAGCATCAAAGCCGAGACATTGGACATTTGGTCCAGCACCGTCGAAGGCATCGAAAAACTCTGGTCCTATGCCAAGGAATACCTGTCCAACTGGGACGGTGTGCGGACAGCGATAACGAAGGTCACCAATTGGTTCAAATCCACTTGGGAAAACGTCATCGACTACGTCGCCGATAAGTTTGCCAATCTCATGATCGAGCGCGACTTCGCCAAGCGCGAAAAGGAGATCAGGGCTCAGGGCAAACGAGCCGGACTGTCTGATACCCAAATTCAAAAGCAGGTGGACGACGAACGGAAGTTTCAACTTCAGCAGCGGGATTCAAATCGCGCGGACAGGGATCGACAGAAAGAAGCTGATTACAACGCGAAGCAGCGCGCTGCAGATGATGCATACAAAGCCGCGCATCCCGAGCTCGTTCAGCAGGAAGAAGCCGCCCGCAAACGCATCGAGGATGAGCAGAAGGCCCGACGCGGTGCCAATGACGATGAAGCGGCCAAGGCACGCCAGGACGCGATCGACCAGGCATCACAGGAGCTTTCCGACCTGAAGAAGCAGCTCGCGTCCGGCGCCCAACAGGCCCAGGCCGAAGCCGGCAAGAGCCGCACATTCAATGCACCAACGTTCGATCAGAACGCCGCCGCTGATGGGCTCGACGGGATGATGAAGTCCACCGTCGCCGGCACCTTCAGTGCCGCGGGCGCTTTTGGTCTGGGCAGCGGCAACACAACAGAGCGCATCGCCAAGGCGACTGAGAAAACCGCCCAATTCGTCGAGATGATTCTGAAAGAGGGCAAAGGCGGCGCGAAAAGTGCCGCTGGCCTCAGCTTTGGGAGTTAGCCAATGCTCTCCATCGAAGAATGCTGGAAATCGGGCGAGGGAACACTCGGGCGAAGCAGCAACGACGTGTATCGCGCGATCGTATCGGGCGACCCGGAGGCCGACAACGCTGATGATCCGGCAACGGTGATGCTGTTTGCCATGCCGCATTTCAGCGGAGCATCGGCGCTTGGGAATATTATCCACACGTTTGAACGCGAGCGCATCGCGCCAGGCAAGTGGATCATCACTGCCAACTATCAAAGCCCCACGCTCGACAGGCAGACCAGCGATTCGGCATTTTCGTTTTCGACTGGAGGCGGGACCCAGCACATCACACACAGCCGAAAAACCGTGGGCAGCTATTCCGCTTCACAGGATCAGAAACCGCCGGACCACCAGGGCGCCATCGGTGTGACCGACACCGGCATCGACGGTGTCGATATCAAGGTTCCGGCCGCGCAGTACAGGACCACGTTCTATCTGCCAACCATTTCCCAGGACTACGTGCAGCAACTGCACAGCCTTACAGCCAACGTCAACTCCGACACTGTCAACATGAATATTGACGGGGTGAAATTCACCTTCAAATCGGGCGAATTGATGCTTGAAGGTGCCGAGGGATCGAAGCGAAACGGTTTTAGCGATTGGGAACTGACGCTCAATTGGGCTGCCCAGGCCAACGCGATTGACCTCAGCGTAGGGCCCATCACAGGGATCATCAAAAACGGCTGGGACTATATGTGGGTCCGGTACCAGACCACGGCCGACGACGACACCAGCGCATTGATTCAGACACCGGCATTTGTGTACGTCGAACAGGTTTACGCCTACTCGCCGCTTGGCGGACTTATTCCAGCCAGCGCCTTCACGGTGCCATGGCTCTCTCCCAGCGCTGGCGGCGCACCTATTTAATAGAGGAGGACGAACATGGCCAATCGTTACATTCGTTACGACGACGTTGCAATCAACGGTGACAATGCCGCCACGCCCGTTACGGTGATGGAGCGAGACAACACCGGCAGCTCCGCCGCCATCAACTTTACCGCCACCAATCTGACTGCTTTGGCATCGCTCTTTCTGGGAGGCGCCACCAAGTCCACCAGCGCGACAATCGACACGTCGGCGGTGATTTGGAAGATCAACGCGGCCAGCGGCGCTCTCACCGAAACCCTTCCGCCCGCCAGCACGGTTCCGAATCTGGTTTACGCGTACATCAAAACCGACAACAGCACGAACGCCGTGACGATCAAGGGCAGCGGCAGCGAGAACATCAACAACGCCAACACTTACAACCTCACCGCGCAGTACAAGGTTGTGATCATTTGGAGCGACGGGACGCAGTGGTACATCCTGTTTAGTAACTAAATTGCCCCTCCAACGTTCCGTCAATCCGCTGCTCCACGGCGCCGGCGCGGGATCGATCGAAGATCAATTGCGCCGCCTGCCACACCTAAAGGGCGATCGCCAGCAGGTCATACACCACGTCCGGCGGGATTTTCGTGACGTGCGCAAGACCAAAGACGCGGCCGAATCGATCGGCCACATACCAGGGCCGGACGAAGCGATTCATTTGGCGGTATCTGGCCGCTTCGCCCTTTGGCATGTTGTGCCGGCCGTGCTGAAACTGTCCGGTCAGCCGATCGACGAGCTGATCATCGCCACGCTTGGATTCAGCAAACGCAATATCTCTGCCCTGTGCGAGCTGCTTGATGCGGGCCAGATAGGTTGCGTCCACCTACTGGCCTCGCATTATTTCAAGGGTACTTCGAACGAGATCTATACCCACGCTGAGAAGCTTTTTGCTGATCGGCCGGACAAGGCGCATTTCCGTAGTCTCAGGACGCATGCCAAGGTACTGCTCTTTCGCCTGTCGGACCGGCGCACCATCACCGTTGAATCGTCCGCGAATCTCCGATCCTGCAAAAACATTGAGCAAATGACACTCATCGGCGATCCCGCCCTGCACGCCTTTCATCGTGGCTGGATCCTCGACCTGTTTAACAGCAAATGAAAAAGTCCACCGCACTTGCCATCGCCGCGCTGCCGCCCGAGCAGGTCAACCAGGTATTCAACTGGATCGTTGACGGCCGTTTCGAGCACGATATCACCGAAGCGATTGCCGAGCATTTTGAAGGCGCACAGCCCAAACCGCTGATCGTGGCAGCCATGCAGCGCATCGCCAAATCCGCCGACGTGGAGCCGGACATCATTCGCGGCTGGTGTATCGAAGCGACCCGTCACGTCTACCAGAAAGCAATCGAGCTTGGCGACTTGGCCACGGCGCTAAGAGCCGTCAAGCAGCTTCATTCCATGGCGACCTGATGTTCTGCATCAATAAATCCAAACGAGGGCAGAAGGAACGGCAGCGCAAAGCCGCTTACGCCGCCAAGAGAGCGCGGGGAATCCGCGACGTGGCGGACGCTCGACCAGATTGCGCCAATCCCGAACGGCGATCGAGTGCTCAAGACCTCGAGTGTTTTCTGCGTACCTATCTGCCGCGGACTTTCAATCTGCCGTGGTCTGCAGATCATCGGACGGTCATTCAAAAGCTTGAGAGTGTGATGCACGAAGGCGGCCAATCCGCCTATGCCATGCCCCGAGGCAGCGGCAAAACTTCGATCGTCGAAGGTGCGGTACTGTTTGCCATCTTGCACGGCTTGCGACGTTTCGTGTCTTTGATTGGAAGTGAAGAAACAGCAGCGGTGGAGATGCTCAAGAGCATCAAAACCGAGCTCGAGACGAACGATCTACTGGACGAGGACTTTCACTTCACATGCGGGCCTATTCGCGCATTGGAAGGCATCTCAAATCGGTGTAACGGGCAGCTTTGGAACGCCAAGCGGACGCGAATCGTTTGGACTGAGAAAAGAATCGTTCTGCCCACCGTTGATGGGAACTTGTCCAGCGGCATCGTGCTGGACGTCGCCGGCCTCACCGGTCGGATCCGCGGCAGGAAAGCCAAGCTCGCAAATGGCCAGTCGATTCGCCCAGATCTAGCGCTGCTGGACGATCCGCAGACCGATGAATCGGCGCGCAGCCCGTCCCAGGTGGCTCAGCGCGAGAGGCTGGTGACAGGCGCCGTGCTGGGGCTTGCCGGACCAGG